AGTCCATTAATGGTAAGTTGGTAGTTGATAAACAGAGTATAGTAGAGAATGATTATAAGTTAAAGTTATTAGAAATATTAAAGACACAAGATAGAAAAAGTGCATTTAAAAATATAAGACAGTTAGTAGCAGACTCTCAGATTAGAGATTTCGCAGATTTGTTTAGATTATTATATGATGAAGTAGATAGTTATGGAAAGGGTCATGTAGCTGAATGTATTTTAGTAATTGCTAAGTATGAGTTAAGTGATGGTCAGGTAGTTGATAAGGAGATCAATGCTATGGCTATGTTAATTGAACTATTGGGAGTAATAAAATAATGGACGAAAAATATTGGGGTGAAAAGAAAGCCTCACAAAAATTAGTACAAAAACCAAAACCAGAAGAAAAACATATAGCAGTTCACGAAAATAAAATTTATTTTTATGCAAATGTTAATCGAGAATCTGTTGTAGAATTAAATAAAAAGGTTGGTGAAATAGAATCTAAAAGTTTAACACTTGGACATAATTTGGACATAGACCCACCTTCAATTAAAATACTTATAAATTCAGGTGGTGGTTCAATCACTGCAGGTATTTCATCAATGGATACGGTATTAAGATGTAAAGTTCCTGTTGAAACTTATGTAGATGGATTTAGTGCGAGTGCAGCAACATTTATTTCAGTAGTTGGTGGGAAGCGATTTATGAGTAGAAATTCTTATATGTTGATTCATCAACTATCTTCATCATTGTGGGGAAAATATTCTGAAATAGAAGATGAGAAAAAGAATTTAGATTTAATGATGGAAACTATTAAAAATGTATATAAAGAGTATACAAAAGTTCCAATGAGAAAGTTAGATGAAATATTGAAACATGATTTACTATGGGATGCTAACACTTGTTTAAAATATAGGTTAATAGATGAAGTTATCTAATGTCAAAGAAAAAGAATGAAACAAAAACTAAAAAGGGAAAGAGAGTTAGTGGGGCTGGCAAAGGTGATAAACTCAGAAGAGGTATCTCTGTAGATGAGTGGGGTAAAAAGTGGGAAGCGATCTTCCGTAAAAAAGAAAGCACCGTGGTCGTGGACAAAGGATCTACTGACGAGTCGGAAGGAACGACTTGAAGATTATGAAGATTATGAAGTAAAAAGTTGGACGAACTATATGATTAATCGGTTTTTATCTATGAAAAGTGATTGGATAGAAGTAGTTAATGAAGTTCAAAAATATCCATTAAGTCCAAAAGAATTATATCGAGTTTATAGGGATATTTTACCAAGAAGAAATCAATTTTTAAAATATGTAAAAGGAAAGAAGAATATGAATCATGAACAATGGGTAATAGATCTTGTTGCAAAACACTTTGAAATAAGTGAGTCTGAAGCAATATCTTATTTAGAGATGTATTATCTTTCAGAGCAAGGTAAACAAGATCTTTTAACCCTAATACAAAGTTATGGTGTGGATCCTAAGGAATATAAGAAACTTAATTTGCGATGAAAGTTAGAGATTTTACGGTAGAAGAAGTTCTTCGTAGATCTATTGCACCATTTATTGAAAAGTATCATTATTCTCAAAATGTAAATGGAGTTCAAAGTACTAATTGTTTTGGGTTATATAAAGAAGGGAATTTTGGTTTACCAACTATGATAGGTGCTATGATGTATGCATGGCCTTCAATGCCAGCAACGGCTAAAAAGTATAATCCTGATGATCCACTTAGAATATATGAACTTAGAAGGTTAGTATGTATTGATGATACTCCAACAAATACAGAAAGTTATTTTATAGGACAGACATTAAAATGGTTAAAGAAAAATACAGATATTCAAGTTATAGTATCATTTGCAGATCCTCATCATGGACATAGTGGAGTGATTTATAAAGCTTCAAATTTCATATACAAAGGAAAGACTGGAAAGGGCAGTATTTTAATGGTAGATGGAAAGGAAATGCATTCACGTTCCTTAAATCAACGAAAACGTCCATATAGTAGAGAAATTAAGAGAAGGTATGATGCGGGAGACCCTAATATCTTTGTAAAAAAATTACCATCAAAGCACATTTATGTGTATTATTTAGATAAGCGAGTAAGGAGAAAGTATGAATAATAAAGAGTTGCAATTAATGTATAAAGAATTAGATTATGGTTTAGATTTACATAATAATGTAGTCTACTTATCAGATTCATTAGACATTACTGATGTTAGATATGTAAGTTCTAGATTTGAAGTGTGCAAAAGAGTAAATTCAGATAAACCTATAAATTTAATATTATCATCTTATGGGGGAGATGTTTATTCTATGTTAGGAATTATTGATTTTATGCAATCATTTGATGTTAAAGTAAATACACGTTGTTATGGAGCAGCTATGTCGGCAGCAGCTGTAATTTTAGCATGTGGAACTGGAGATAGAAGTATGTCTGAAAATGCTACTGTAATGATTCATGAAGGTTCTATTTTTGAAGAAGGAAAGGTTTCTGATATTCTTAAATCTTCGGATCATTTAAAAGAATTACATGAAACTATTAATAAAATATTATCAGACGTATCTGCTAAATCTAGAGAGTATTGGGCTGAAAAAACAAAAACAGATTTGTATTTAACGGCAAAACAGTGTTTAGAGTATGAAATAATAGATAAAATAGAAGGAGTGTAAAATGGCTAAGACAAAGATGATAAAAGAAGCCAAAAATAAACAACCATATGGAAATAATAAAGAAGATAACTTGGATGTTACTTCTATAATGGAAAAAGAATATCCTACAATGATGGACGAATTCAAAAGGATACAACGGGAGCAATATGAATTATTTGCAGTAAAGCAACACGATTATGGTCCTCATAATATTTCTATGGGAACTGAATTGAGAAATGAAAAGGAAGTTAAATTAGCACTTACTGCTTTAACTGTTAGAATTAATGATAAAGTAAATAGATTAGTTAATTTAATTATTCGTAGAGATTCAGAAGGTCAAGCTGAACCAGTAGAAGATGCATTTGCAGATTTATCTGTTTATGGAATTATAGCACGAATTGTAATAAATGGTAAATGGGGTAAATGAAAGTAGTTAGCTACAGTCAATTTTCTCAATGGTCTTCCTGTCCACATAAGTGGAAGCTAAATTATATAGATAACCTTAGAGATTTTACAGGTAATATTCATACGTTATTTGGAACATCAATGCATGAAGTATTACAGAAATACTTAACGGTTATGTATACAGAAACTATTAAAGCTGCTGACAATTTAGATTTGAATTCTATGTTGGTAGAAAGAATGAAAGAGAACTTTAAAGAATGGGAAGAACCACAATGCACTCAGGAAGAAATGAGTGAATTTTATAATCATGGTGTAATAATATTAGATTGGGTTAAAAAACGTAGAGGTCAATATTTTAGTAAAAGTGGTTATGAACTTTTAGGTGTAGAAATTCCTTTGGATTATAAATTACCAAAGAATATAAAGTTTGTTGGGTATCTTGATTTAGTCATAAAGGATACTGTTAGAGATAGAATAAAGATTATAGATATTAAGACTTCCACAATGGGGTGGAATAAATACATGAAAGCAGATAAGAATAAATCTAATCAGTTATTATTGTATAAACAGTTTTATTCTAAACAGTTTGATATTCCTATGGATAGAATTGATGTTGAATTTTTTATTGTAAAAAGAAAACTTTATGAAAAGGTTGATTTTCCACAGAAAAGAGTTCAGTTATTTACACCTGCAAATGGAACTCCGAGTATTAATAGAGTTATAAATAAGTTTAAACAGTTTGTTGATGAATCATTTTTAGATAATGGGGAATATAATTTAGATAATATTTATAATAAAGTGCCGAGTGATAAAAATTGTAGGTTTTGTGATTATAAGGATAAACCAGATTTATGTGATAGGAAGGTTGGATGATATGGATACATTTCTTAATATGAGTTTAAAGTTAAAATTATCAGAGTTTATAGCTGAACGATACCAAGAAAGAATAATTATGAGGGTTAATGAAATATATAAAAGTTTACATTATCCTTTTAAACTTAAACTTTGGTATGATGAAGGTGAAGTTAAACCAAAAGAATTAAAAAGTTTTATCCAAAAATGGGAATCTACGTTACAGTATAAAACAACTATAAAACCTACATCCGATGAAAATGTAAATGATTTTACTTGGTTTGATATTACTCCTGATGATAATACTAACGAATATATAACTAGATTTAAATATATATATCCTGAAGGATATCATTGGTATGGAATTTTAAATGGACTTGATGTATTTGAAGATGTGGCTAAATTTTGTACAACTGAAAAACCACCTAAAAGGAAACAAAAAAGAAATGATTATGAAAGGGGAAGTTAATAGTGAAAATTAATCCATTAAAAAGCCCATTAACTGAAGATGAAATTGAACATCATATTAAAACAGTTAACAAATATCAAGTTGAAATGGATGCAGTTGATTATAAAGAAGATTTATTTAAAAATTGTAATAGTATAGTAGTGGTGGGCCCAAATAGAAGTGGAACTACTTTTACAAGTAAGGCTTTAGCATATACTTTGGGTTGGAAATACGTTGATGAAAAATTTATAGGTGTAGGAAACATATCTGAATTACTTTTAAAAAAGAATGCAGTTACACAATGTCCTACATTTACTTATAAAATACACGAATTAGTTGATGATGATATTTTGGTGGTGTTTATGGTGAGAGATTGGAGTGATATACTTTCGAGTGTTTGGAGAAAAAATAAGATAAGATATGGTAGAGGGCTTAGTGATCAAATATTTATGAAAACAGTATGGGAATCAAGTAAAAAACGTTATGAATATGCAGAAAAAATCTTTAATAAACACGTAGATAAGAATAGTTATTTTTTAGACGCTATTTATAAGATGTGGAAATATTATCAAAAACATCAAATAAAAAATACTATAGAATTAAATTATGAAAGTATGAATGTTCACGAACTATGGATAGATAAATCTAAAAGAAAAAATTTTACAGCTAAACAAACAAAGTAGGATGATTATGAAAAGGGTAGCAATAGTAGGAAGTAGAAAATATACAAATAAATCAAAAATTAGAGAGTTTATTTTCAAATTAAAAGAACAATTTGGAGATGAAGTTGAAATAGTTAGTGGTGGTCAACAGTTCGGTGCAGATGGATACGCTAAGAAATCTGCATTAGAATTTGATATGAAATATGCAGAGTTTCCACCTTCACATTATTCTCATAATATGCATTGTGTTCTTGAAGTAAATAATTATAATAAACCATATTATGTTAGTAATTACTTTAAGAGAAATAGGCAAATAGTTGAATATAGTGATGTTGTGGTTGCGTTTATACCAGAAGGTGTGGAATCAAAGGGTACTATGAACACCGTAGGACACGCCAATCGTCTTAATAAAAAGGTTGTAATAATTAATTAGATGATATATATGTATATACAGAGAATGGAGATATTATGTATTTTACAAAGTTAACTACTGTTAAAATAGTAGAAGATTTATATAAAAAGTTTAAGGTAATTTGTTTGAGGGATGATTTTACATTACAAAAACTGGTTAATCGTACAATGGACTTATATGTAGGAGATGAAGAATTTAAATCTAAAATAGATACATATGACAATTTACAAATAAGTGGGAGTCAATTTTAATGAACGGGTTACCAACATTAAAAATACTTGATAAGATTTACAATACTTTAATTAAGATGGAAGAACGATTAGAAAATATAGAAGCACATCTAAAAAAGTATGAACCAAAAGAAGAAAAAGATAAGAAACAGTTACTAAATGATTAAATAGAGAGGTTTTATGGCGAAGAGAACAATTATGTTACTCTCAGATGATTTAAGAATGTCATCGGGAGTTGGCACAATGTCGAGAGAAATAGTTTTAGGTACATTACAGCATTATAATTGGGTTCAAATAGGTGGTGCAATCAAACATCCAGAAGCAGGTAAGATTGTTGATATGAACGAATCTGTTAGAGAAGAAACAGGTATTGAAGATGCTGAATTGATGATATATCCTACTAGTGGTTATGGAAATCAAGAAATGGTAAGAGATTTAATAGTAAGGCATCAAGTTGATGCCCTTCTTATTTATACAGACCCAAGATTTTGGGGATGGCTATTTCAAATGGAACATGAAATCAGACAACATATTCCAATATATTATTATAATATATGGGATGATTTACCCTATCCAATGTATAATCGTAATTTTTATGACTCTGTAGACCTTCTTATGAATATTTCAAAACAGACAGTAAATATTGTAAAAAATGTTAGAACAGAATATGAAGATTGGCAAGTTACTTATGTTCCT